CTTCCGTTGCTTTGGTTGCGAGATGGCTGGTGATGTGTATTCACTTATTATGAAACGAGAAGGAGTTGGGTTTAATGAGGCTAAGCAAATCGCAGAAAGAATTACTGGCGAGAGCAACGGAGAACTACGAAAGAAACCTAGCGGAGATACTTCCGTACCTGACGAGCAGAGGTATCACAGAACAGACCGCTCGTACATTTCGCCTCGGCTTCGTAAGAGAGCCTGAGATTGGACACGAGCCTTACACTGGCAAGTTAGCAATCCCATACATCACACCAACAGGAGTCATTGACATCCGCTTCCGTAGTTTAAACGCAGATACAGGTCCGAAATACATGAGTAGACCAGGGGCTACGACACACATCTTTAACATCGGCGCACTGGGTGATGACTCCGAAGTGCTTGCTATCTGTGAAGGTGAACTTGATACTGTTGTTGCTACACAAGCAGGGTTCAGTGCGGTTGGTTTGCCTGGGGCTAACAACTGGAAATCTTTTTATTCTCGTGTGCTTGCTGATTGGTCAAAGGTTATCTTGCTGTGCGATGGTGACAACGCAGGGCGTGAGATGGCTAAACATTTAAGTAGAGAACTAGACAATGTATTCCCTGTGTTCATGCCTGAGGGTCAGGATGTTAACGATGTCTACCTAATGGAAGGCGCAGATGGTTTGCGTAAGAGGGCGGGCGTTTAAACATGATGGTAAAGAACTCATCATTTGATTTGGACTTTGGCTATGGTCGTAAGGGCGAACAATTAGTTGAGGATTTACTAACAGAAGGCAAGACTATTGAGGTCAAGCGTGACCGTAAGTGGTGGAATACGAACAACATTTACATAGAAGTTGAGTGTTGGTTTAACAAGAGTAAATCGTGGGAGCCATCGGGTTTGATGGTTACTACTGCCGAGTATTGGGCGTTTGTCCTTGAGCGTGGCGTTGTCATGGTGCCAACAGACCATGTGCATTATGCAATCAGGGAGTTTGGCAGAGAGATTACTTGCGAGATACCACCGAACTGGAGTAAAGGTTTTTTAATTACGATTGAGGACTTACTAACAACAATGAAGGAACTTAAACATGGACATGAATAACGCACCGTTATGGGAAAGCGTATACAAAGTGGCACGCTACAGTGCAACACGATGCGCTCGCATCCATCGCAATCTTGTGTCCGTTGATGATGTGTACCAACACTTACTTCTGTGGGCAGTAGAACACTGGCACAAAATTGAGGAGTGGGAGGAACAAGACTCATTAGTGTTTAAACTTCGGCGCACATTTAACAATGAGTCACAGAAGTTTGCTGCTCGTGAGCGTGCATACAAGAGTAAGTCATCACCATCAGATGCTTTCTATTACACACACGAGGTACTACAAGAGTTGCTTAAAGATGTGTGGCGCTATGACCAGTGGGTAGAGAGCGCAACACCTAAAGGTGATGAGTTCATTAGTAAATCAAGCAAGCCAAGCGAGGGCATGAATCGTGAGGCTATGTTGTCTGATGTTAGCGGTGCGCTTAAGCGTTTAAACGAACAAGATAATCTTCTTCTTCAACGCAGATTTGATGGCGGTGGCACAGACTTTGATGCGCTTGCCATTGAATACTCCGTGAGTGAGGAGGCTTTGCGTAAGCGTGTTAGTCGTGCGCTTACCAAGTTGCAAGACAGGCTAGGTGGAGAACAACCTCAATGGAACAATCGTAGATACAGGAAACCCGATAATGATTAGACCTAAATACCAACGCATGAAACCATGGAACTGGTTGGGACTGCCGTTGTATTATGTAGGCATCTGTTTAAACGACATAGGTTATTACATTTACCTGGCTGGAGATAAGATAGTGTGGTTTAAACGCAAGCAGATTGGATACATAAAGAAATGATTATTGGTTTGAGTGGGTATGCACAGTCAGGTAAAGACACAGTTGCTGAACTGTTGTGTTTAAACTATGGCTATACACGGATGGCATTTGCTGACCCGATGCGTGATGCAATCTATACATTGAATCCTTTTGTTGAAGGTGGCAATCGTGTTGCTGATTTAGTTGATGAGTATGGATGGGATGTAGCCAAGGCTAACCCTGAGGTACGCAGATTACTTCAAGTCTTTGGTACTGATGTGGGTCGCAAGCAATTTGGTGATAACTTTTGGGTGCAACAAGCCTTTGATAAAATGGAATCAACCAAGATTGTATTTGCTGATGTTCGTTTCCCTAATGAGGCTAATGAAATCATGCAGTATGGCGGTCAAGTGTGGCGTGTAAACAGACACAATCATCCACCAGTTAATGGACACAAGAGTGAACATGCGATGGATAACTTTATGTTTAAACATGTTATCTATAACGATGGCACGCTTGATGATTTGTCTGATGAAGTGTTTATGCTTGCTAAACAATTAAGTTTGTAAAATACAGAAGCCCCCTCGCAAAGACTGGAATCCGCAAGGGGGCTTTTGTATGGGCACCTACTACATGCTTCCCCTTCACATAGGAGATGCCCAATGAATACAACCTATCACATGTTCATGCCTCGTGGGTCAGACACCTGCAAGTTGAGGGCTTTTCTTGCTGCGTGCCTACGAAATGGGGTAGTTCCACCCCATACGCCACTGCGTTCATGGACTAGCCCCCACTCTAGGCACATCTCCATGACTGGACACTCCACACACATGCGAGCGAATACCTTTTCCTCATCGGGGGTAAAGATGTCTTTGTCAGGGTAAAACAATTCAACATCTAACCCCTTACATGCAGCCTCCTCGGTAAGCCTACGATTCCACCGTAGTTTAAACGCTTGCACATCCTTACCTCGGTTGCGAACCTCTCGCTTTTCTATAACTTTGTGGTGTTTAATTTCCATTAATACCACCCCACTGCTAAGTGATGAGCGTATGCCTTGCAGATACCACCAGTCTTGCCGTAGTGCCTGTCTATGTAGCGTAGCCCAGCAATTACCTGTGTATATCCATCATCGGTTTGATGTATGCCGATAAGTTTCCATGTTTCAGGTTTGAGTTGTGCGATTCCATGTGCGCCACCACGATTGTTGTGTGATTGTGGTCGCCAGTTTGACTCACGCATCCACAATTCATAGAGGCATGGGTACTGTTCAATCTTATCTTGCTTGATTAGTTGCTCCACTGCGAAGCGTTGGTAGTCGTTGTGATAGTAAGCAATGAGAGTACCTTGCGGTGGATGTGCAACCATCTGCACTCGTGGATTAAACACGAGAAAGATTCCGAGTACAAGAGTTGTTGCCATCCACAGTCGGGCATGCGGGTGGATGCGTTTAAACATACTCAGCCTCCAGTTTCGCACGGTTACCACACACTCGGCTAATGAAAGTAAGTATGTCAGCAGGGATGTCAGTGTCATTGCCATGGCTATCGGTTAAGCCCAAGACAATCATGTTGCCCACAATCGTAGGTGCGTTACCGAACATGAACGAGAGCGCACTGGCTACCGAGTTGAGAGGTAGTTGTTTGAGCAATCCCTCCTCGTTTACATAGCCTTGGCATACGCCAGCACCATAGTAATCATGCATGCCGATGGGTTCAATCAATCCATCCACTGCTGCTTGCATATCGGAGAGTTGTTTAAACTCTTTCTCCTCGTATGTTCCATCTGTGTATAGCACTGCACCTTTAGGCATAGTTATTCTCCTTTAGTTTGCCGTTCTCATATTCTCTGCCCACTTTGTATAGTTGACCGAGTTGGTTTACTGCATCGCTAAGGCGATTGATAAATGTTCTGCGTTCCTCATCGTTTAAATGGGTCAGCATCTTATCTGTTACATCACAACGCCACACGATTCTATCTATTGGTTTCGTTTCATCAATCATTGTTATCTCCTTTTACTCCGTCAAGAACCTTACATGTGATGCATCGCATGACGAGTTTGCCACCATAATTTATGGCATCAAGTTTTACATTAGTTGCGCCACAGAAACTGCATTTCATTAGAGCACCAGTCCTTTCATCATGTCGTTGAGTTCGGCGTATGCAAGGTCGCTTGAGTTGTACTTGCATCCGTCAATGGTTGCTTTATCCTCAAGCCCTGTAACCTTGAGCCAATCACGATAAGGCTTTGCGCCTTTGTAATCTTTCATGAATAGGCAGGCGCTTAGGTATAACGGATAGTCGTTGTTAATCCATAGCGCAATGTTCCATGTGTTGTAGTTTTTCCAACCCTCGTATGTCTTAGAAGTTGCTGAGGTCATGTGCTTCCACCACCTTATTGAGTTGGCGATTGCGGTGGCGTAGCCATGCGTTCTCACCGTTGAGTCGGATGTTTTCTTTAATTGCTAAGCCCACCACTGTGAGCGCACCCAATAGGGCGATGATTGTGGCGATGATGTCGCCTGTTGTTAGATACATACCAGTCCTTTGTTCTATGTAGCCGAGTTGCTACATGTCCTAGGATTCCAGTTCGGTATGCATAAGTCAAGGATTTACATGCAGATTTAAAAAAGTTTTTTTGTTTAAACAAGACTGCATGTTTCTTTAGTTTTATCCACCTTGAGGTGGATAAAACCATCCTATCATGACATGCAAACCTACTGTTTAAACGCATGTCGTTAGCAGTCTGGTGCTGTGAGTGCCAGACCCACCACCACCACCACCACCACCAGACCCACCACCATTGTTTAAACGCTTGTGTATTCCAGAGTCCCAGGGAAGATTTGTTTTTGTTGTTTAAACAGTTAACACTTTCCAGATGTACCTGGAATTAGTATGATGGATAAAAGAAAAACCCCCGCCGAAGCGGGGGCTATCTTTATCGGATGATGCAGGTGCGCGACCAACCGAAACTTAGAACAGGTGCTTGTCGTAATAACTAGATGCGTACTCGTGCTCATCATCCCAGTTACTAGAAGAATACTTGCGCCAGTTGTTGGCATACACTTGTTTAAACGGTGTGAAGTTCTGATGCTCCACAATCTTGCCGTCTTTAACCTTGAAGTATTCACCCTCGGCTGCTGCGTATGCCCAGTCAAGCACTGAGTCAAGCATGATAGATGCGTTCTCAATGGTGTCCTCGGTTGAACCATAGACGAGCGAGCCTGTCTTGGTCTGACCAATCCACAATGGCGATGAGTTAATACGAGCAAGGTGCAATGTGTTGCCCTTGTTCTGTTCAATCCAAGCCAAGGCAGCAGTGCCTTGTACACGAGAGAGCACCTCGGCAATGGGCGCTGATGTAAATGCAATCAGTGCTGCGACTGCCTCGCTATCTACCTGACCATGGCGCTTGACCTTGAGTTGTTTAAACAGTTGGTCATCGTTGCTGATGTGTCCGTTGTGTGTCAACACAATCTTGCCACGAGGGATTGGGTGGTTGTTGTCGTTAACCTTTGGGTCACCTTGAGTTGCCCAACGAGTGTGCAAGATAGCGGTCTGTGCGTTTAAACAGATTCGCTTGCCTGCATCTGTCGTGATGAACTTGGTTGCAGCCACTGGCGCTTTGGTGATTACACGATGCCCAGTCTTTGGGTTAATCCATGCTGCACCTGTGGCGTGATAGCCACGATGTTCAATGTCCATGAGCATCTGCGATGCAAGGTCAACCTGATTGTTGTTGTGCTTTGGGTTAAGGCAGAAGCCTGCGATTCCACACATAATTTATTTCTCCAGTCTGTGTTAGTTGTTAGTTGGTCTGTTGAGTGAAGTGTACCACAACCTGTGTTGTGCGGTCATACACTGTGTTTAAACGGTCAGTGGCTGCGAGGTACCGAGCCTCTGTTTCTGTGTATAGTCCAGTGAACTTTCGCCCATAGAAATCTATACCTTCAACGATGTATAACTTTTCGTTATTATTCGCCATGATTGTTACCTGTCAGTAAGTAATGAACCCACACGCCAGCAATGATTGCCAGCAGTAGAAGCACACGACCATCAATGATTGACCAGTAGTTGATGCTGTTCATGATTCCAGTCCTTTCGTTTAAACGGTACCGAGGATTTCCCGATTCCGTTTGTGCCTGCCGAGGGTAACGCTCCCTCGCTTGCCCACTTGGGGCAGGCTGCCTGCTGCTATCCGTTGAGGGATGCTGCTCGGTCTTTGAGATAGTTGGCGGTGCGCTCGTCAAGATTTCCGTTGATGCGGAGCAGGTCTAGGAGATTCTCGCACTTTTGGAGGTTGGTGCCAGTGCCGAGGTCACCGATGATTCGGCTCTCGCTGAGTTGTTTAAACGCATCAATGAACTTTGCCCACGCAACGGCTTTTGCTCCGTTAAGTGTGCCTTGATGTAGGCGGATTTCCAGCGTGCCATGGCGTTGGAAGGATTGGAGATTGAAAGAGTGGTAGCGGTCACCGTTGAAGTCCGAGATGTTGCCGTTGCGGATTCTTTCGGCGTTGCGATTGGTTGCTGCTTGGTCAAGCGCTGAGCAGAAACGGTTGTTTAAACGGCTTGGCGCAACGAGCACACCGATTGCATCATGGTGCAGATTCCAGTTGATGTACCACTGGGCGATGTGCTCGTGGGTCAATTCTGCTGCTCCGATGTGGACATGGAAGCCAGTTGTGCGGTCAACCTTGCCACCTGCTCCGAGAAGCAGGCGGGCAACGGTTGAAGCCTCGTTTAAACGGATTGGGTCAAGGATTGGTGACACGACCTCGGCTCCACGAACTGAGCCGTCATAGACCGATGTCCACTTCTCGTTGACGATGTGCTGATTGCGTGGCTCCTCGCAAGCGATTCCGCCACGATTGAGCGCTGCTGATGCTGCTGATGTTGAGAGTCCAGCGACCTCAAACTCTAGTCCGAAAGTAGTCATGATTAAGCCTCCACGAGTGATTGATTGCATGCTGGGCAGATTGGAGCGCCGAGATTCTCAAGAGTTGAGCGAGATACTCGTGCGATGTAGTTGTCGTTTAAACACGCAACCTTGATGAGGCGAGTTGTTTGCTTGATTGCTGGCGCAATTTCAATTTTGGCGTGTGGATACTCGCCGAGTGTGAGGATGATTGATTCAGCCCACACTGGGAGCGTGTCCAGTGGCTTGGCAACGCTTGGCGCTGCTGAGCGCCAGTTGCCTGATTGAGCGATGCGGAGCAGTGGGAGGATTGCCTTGGCAACCTCGGATGATGAGTCAACGGTAGGAGCCACGAAAATCTCGGCAGTGAAGTCCTGAGATGCGGTTGGTGGCACGATTGCAGCAGTGGAAGCCTTGCGACCCACTTTTGGAGGGAAGCCACAAGATAGGCGGATTGCTGCCTCCTCGTCACCTCCACCTTGGATT